CGCCACAGTGCATAACCATAAGGGTGGGGTCGCAATACCCCAACTTTCTGTCGCCAGAAAGGGCTGCCCTATTTCCGAACACTCTCAAGCCCAGTCCCAAGTGTACCCCCGAGACTAAGCGAAAGTGTTTTGGAAGAAGAAAAGGGAAGAAGAGTTCACCATCCGAAAGGGAGGCTGCAGAACGCTGCAGTCGGTTTCCATCCCATTCGTAACCACCAGACAAAGACTAGATTAGACCAGGAACCCAGACAGACACCCATCTACCGACTACGCTAGGAGAGCCGCAGCTTTACCTAGAACCGACAAGAGAGTAGGAGCATACTTCATCCCCATTTGTAAACCCCGAATACCGTGGTTGGCGACAGAAGAAAGAGCATTCTTAATGTCGGACCAATGCATAGGGTTACAATGAAACTGAGGCACCTGTTGGCAACGAAACAACGCTTCCTCGTAAATCGAGGGACTGACGGTGGCGCTCTCCACCTCTGTACAAAGATCTTCCGACTGGTATTCAGCAGCGAACGCAGCGTTGACAAGAACGTGTGAGCCCGAGAATTGCCCAGTGGTAGATTCTACAAAGTTTGAGACCATAATATAAGCCCAACCAGAATCATGCTCACGCATGACTGGCAGGCTGATAACAGCGATATTGCTCGAGACTGTGGATGCTTCAGTCAATGGTATATAATCAAAGTCCTCTATACCCACTGGCATATGGAAAAGATAACCGCCATCTTTGAAATCCATTGCTTTGTGTCTACGTAACCCTTCGAGTTGAGGCGGAGAATTTAGATACAACACATCTCCGGCCGCACTCGGAATTTGAGCCATGAAAATTCCGCCAGCATTGTTGAACTGACTCGCCATGCATGTGACCATCAATGACGAAGACAAAATGCGACCCATATTGAAACGGCTCAAATTATTCGACAACCCAGGCAAGGGTTGGAAATAAGGGAAACCAGTGCTGATGGTGTAGGACAAAGTAACAGCACAGGTAGCGGTAGGAGGCACTTGGCCATCCGAGTAAGAAATTTGGTAATAATCGGATGCAGGGATGGTATATTGCAAATTGTTCGTAGTGCCGCTGAGGAAAGTGACTTGTGATGGTGTACCACGCTTGTAAGCATAAATACTGAAGATTTGGTACGTATTAAAATTGGCCGACAAATTTGCCAGAGTGATGTTGGCACCAGCTGGTATCAATATCCAAGAGCGATCATCACAATAAGGCATATTGACCGTACCCTCCGTGTAATTCGCAGAATCCTCACCCTTGTAGGCGTAGATTGGTTCCGTAATACCGAAGAGCGAAGTGGTGATCGCAGTCGGCGTGAAGTGCGAAATAACCAAAGGCCCAGAAGTTTTGCCTGCAATCAGTGCCAACGTCGTCGTGTTAGTACTCTTCCCAGAGGAGAAATCCACTCCATTAAAAGAGGCATTGAATGCACCTGTTAAACTGGTAGGATTATGATGGTTGAGGAACATCGCATGCAACGGGTCTCGGGAGACAGCCATCCCAGTGAACCCTGCAGTGTATAGTGAGGAACTCCCCGCTTGGAAGTCGACTTGCATCGACCTCACAGACGATACCAGGGCCGTCGGCACAGAGCTGTCCTTTGGACATCGCACGGCCTCGGAATCCATGGGGAGTGTAAGCATCCTCATCACATCGTTCATCCCATGCTTCTTTGATGGGGTCCTGTTGTTGCGGAGCACCAGTGATTTTTCCGTCGCTTTCTTGTTCCTTCGCAACGACCTCAAAAGAGCTGCATCGTGTAATAGTTGCATCGGTGGTCCGCGTCTCTGACTGCTGCGCGAACGCGTCCGTTGTTGGGGCTTGTTGATCTTCGATGCAGCGTAACCATTCTGGCGGGACGTTTTGTTCCGTGCAGATCGGGGTTCTACAATGTCGACGACAGGCAACCTTGGTTTTTGCATTGATTGAATTCGTTTTTGAAATTACTGTTGGTTCTGAATATGTGTTTTCGATTTATATAGCGCTGACGCCTTCAAGCGCTTCTCTGTCTCAAAAGGAGGCCGAGCACTTTCTGAATGACATTTCGGCCTAGAGCAACAAAAGTTGGGGGGGGTAGCCAGATAGCTTTCTTTGGCTAAATTCGGAGGCGTTCCCAATCATCAGTTCTTTTCCTCTCCCCCTCACGGTGCCGCAGGCACCGGAGCTCAATACAAACCAACGTGGGCAAACGCGTCAACAAGGAAACGTTCCTTGAAGACCCGATGCCGTGAAAAATCACAAAATACGAACTCACTCAACGCAACACCATAACGCAATACCTCGTCCACTTGGCGGTGTTGAGGCACAGGGCGGCAAGGATTCATCCACTGTTCGTGGTCCTCCATCAACCATTCTTCCTTGCCCTTACCAGCGCCAATGGAAAAACAACGGGCAATCTGAGGCACGGCTTGGAAAACCTTGGTGGCTGCAAGGCAATTCTGCGCAAGCCATTGCTTCGGACATTTTTGTTTCTGGAGTGAAAAACCAAATTTTGTCAAGAAACGGCATGGCTCGGGCGTGAGGACATAATCCGTGACAATCCCATTCGGGCATTCCATCTCGAACACTTCCGTAAAATATGAGGACAGAAACTTTGCAGTGTTGAGAGTGACAACTTTGGCCTTATATTCATGGCCACAAAACTTAGCTGCTTTCGCAATGGCTTCACAATATTCCTTGCCCTTGCCTTTGCTCACAGCTATGATGCCATCGTCCCCAGCCACTGCGCCACGTCCCCAAATTCCAGAGAACAGAAAGGCAAGATAGAGGACAAAGGCGTTGATTATTGAATTCAACAGCGTGGTGTGGGGTACACCACTCTTCATTGTCCCTCTTAACTTGACTTTTAACCCTGTGGTGCTGGAGGAAACCACTTCATTTTGGGCTCGAAGACTCGTGTTGAAACAACGACGCACTGCATACACCTCTCGCATGCGTTGCACGAATTCTTCGAAGAAAAACGTATGACTATGGCCGTCAAACCGGG